GCATACTTCATAATTAAATCTGCATACCTGCCCTCTATCCCATTAAAGAACATAGGCTTGGCGTATCCCCTGCGTACTAGTTCAAGGCTTAGATTCTCTTTCCCTTTGAACACATAGCGCAAGCTCCTGCCATACTTGTCACTCTTATCTAACGCTGGGTCTGCCCTGAGAGTAAGACTTGCCCTCTTACCCAAAAACTCTTGCGTAAACTGCCTTGCTTGGTCTGCATAGCACTCACCCCTTTCAGGTGTATCAACCTGCAAAACTCTTACGTGCTGATCTTGAATTGCTATTGTGTCCCCGTCTATGGCATAAGGTGTGGCAATAGATAGGGCAATAGCCAGAGCAATCACTTACTCTCCTCCTCCTCATCTAAATTAAAGATGCGAGTGAGCGCACTATTGGCACGCTCTAGGTTCTTGATAGCCCTTGCTATTTCCTGCTGCTGAATGTCTATCTCAGCTTGAGTTAGGCATAGGTCTACCTTAGCTTTTAGATACTCTCTATTCATTGCATTACCTTTCCGTACGCTAGTAGTTCTCCCTCTTTACTGTGCTCAGCATCACAATTACCGCAATAAACCGCACCACACTTACACTCGTGGTCGTCAGTATCCATTGGGTAAATCTGATCGCTCTCACATTGACTGCATTTATTCATTGCTTTCGCCCTCCTTTGGACAGTCTGCGTATGGGTTCTCTTGCCCTTCATTGTCCTCACACGAGCACCAGTTGAAGTGTTCCACCTGTGTAGCGTGAGTTAGTTCTGCTATCTCGCTCCAGCTCATTACTTTATCCATTGCTATCTCCCTCTATCTCTTTGTCGTTGCATACTTGACACCATCTGCGTTGATTCTTTTCAGGATAAAACCACGTGTCACAGATCGGACACCTCATCTCATCCCACGTATCCATTTTTACCATTAGTAACTCCCGTCCTTACCTGATACCCAACCGCACCCGTCACAAGTGACCTTGCCCTTTACTGTTTGGCTATCGCCGGACATTACTCTACCGCATACCCAACACTTTCCATAGCTCATTTACTCTCCCCCTAGCTCTATCTCTTCATCATCTAGTAGTAACATAACGGTTATGTCCTTGATGATAGTCTCATCTAAGTAACCGATCTCATCTACTATGTTATTTATACCGTTAATTGTGGCCTGTTCATAGGCCTCATTGCTTAGATTTCCAACCGTATCGTCTATCTCTAGGCATACGTTAGTAATAATTACTAAGTAATCGGTTACGAAAGTAACGCGGTAGTCATAACTCATTACTCGCTACCTCTCCCGTAGGGTTAGAGCTAGACCAAGATACTGTATCTACATCATCGCCCTCTCCCTCACACTCGCCACAGTAGCAAGCTCCTAGTTCCTTGTCGTTGCACTCTTCTTTAGTTAGCGTTGGCTCCCACTCGTTCATTGTGTCCATTAGCTCGCCCTCTCATAATCTATGATCTCCCACGCGCTATTGAGTATGGCCTCTTGCCATTGTCCACAGTGCTCGCAAGAATAGTCTGCATTTATAGTGGACAGTACTAACCCGCGTAGCCCACAGTATCTACATTTATCCATTACGCTACCGCTTCCACTGTTAAGCCAGCTAACGCGTAAGCCTTCACAATAGCCTTTGCCCTAGCTTCAGTAAGATCACACTCTCCTATTACTTCTCCACTATCTACTAAACGTAAGACAGTGTGAGTCTTTACTCTTGCGCTCACTTACCCTCCTCCACTCTTACTAATTCGACAGTCTCCTCTGTCACATAGTGAGCTTGACCCTCATACCCCAACGGATACATAGGCAATAGCCCCTCCGCTTCCTCTGCTGAGTTAGCCTTGATCTCTATAATCTGATCTACTGTGTATGTGTATGTATTCATTAACTCACTCTCTCTCTCATTACTTGCGGAAGGTTTAGTAATCGTCTTACTTGCGCGAGCTGATCTAGTCTGCCTTGATAGTAATTCCTGTCGTTACTTTCCGTTCCGGTACTTAATCTCTCCAATACCCACTCTGCTTCTACATTTAAGAATTGCTCTAGTTCACTCACTTGCTCTCCTCCTCTTCGTAGATGTACTCTATTGAACCTTTACCATTACCGTTTAAGCGTACGGTATAGAATAGGCGTAGGTCTAGGTCTTCTTTCATAGCTCCTCCTCTTTCCTTGTCCGGCTAGGTACCGGCTCCCTCTCCCTTACCCGAAAGCAAAGGAGAGACAGTCACCTACCTAGTGAAATCTCCCACGCATTTAGTCATTGAGCCTAAGCAAAATCCTTGCCCTGTCCACCATAGATAGCCAGCGATTAAATAAATGACAGCGAAGACAAGAGCTCCGACTACTATTCTGCGTAGTGTGTAATTAGGTTTACGCATTAGCCAGCTCTTCCTCTTGCTCCTCTACACGTCTAGCCACATAGCCGGCGATACTGTCTAGGCTCTCACGCATAGCACAGTACAGATAAAGACTATTAAGGCTTGTTATAGTTCCGGCGTTATAGGTACCTAATTCTGCCACGCTTACATCTAAATCGGGGTATGCCCATAATGACAGCTCTTGCACACGCTTGTTAATGTTGCTGTAGTAGTCTTGAGTCTCACAGTCTGCTATCTCCGCACAGTAATCGGAGAGCTTGTAGTCTTCTACATCTTCTCCGTCTGTAAAGTAGCCGGAGAGCTGTTCGGCTAGGTCTACGATTTCGCCTACCCATTGAGAGCCAGCGACGTAATCCGGCAACATCTCCCATAATGAACTCATAGAGCCATTAGTCATAGATTCTTGTGTGATCTCATTTAGTGCTTGCTTGATTAGTGTGCTGTTCATTAGTTTACCTTTCCCGCGTAGTTTTGGATTGACTGTAAAGCGTTTTCATACGATGTGCTAGCTCCGGCGAAAGTAATGCCGGAGACTAGATGAAGACACCAGCTCCACGTCTCGGAGATTGTGTCTTGTCTGCGCTTGATGTCGTAGCTGTCAATGCCTAGCTCTTGAATGTTCATTAGTTAGCCACTAACGCTGTGATGATTGAGTTGCTGTATTTTTCTACGATTGGGGATAGATAGGCTTTTGCTTGCTCTTTAGATGTAAAGCTCTCAACACGTAAGTAAATACGACGTGACCCGAATTCGCGGAAGACTACATAATCACGTGGCGCGATCTTCTCAATGCCGAAAGGGTATCCGAATACGTAGCTAGTCAATTCATCATTGAGAGATGTCTTTAACTGTAGATCCATTTCATACTCTTATCTATTGGAGATTTTAGGTAGGTATTCTCCAATGGGATAAACCTAACGTACTATCCCCTATAGATGTCAAGCCCATTTACTAATTATTTTCTAGGTGTCTTAGCTCTAAACATAGTAGACAATTAGGGGTCACTATGTCTAAGGTGTTAGGGCTATTCGGTAAGCCTAGATCGCTAACCGATACAGCTAGCCGATAGGGCTAACCGTTAAAGCTATGGGTTAGGCCTTGCCTATGTCTGCCGGATTAGTTATTAAATGGAATAAGGGTTAAGGGTTAGGGGTAGCCGATACGGTTACTTAATTGCAGGGCTAACTAATTGCAGGGCTAGCCGTAGGTGTAGTGCGCCACTCTATCCTTACTAACTAACTAGACAGTAGCCCGCAGAATGTCTAGCCCTCACGGTAACCGACACCCCCCATTGCTAAAATCCAGCGCGGTGTGCCAGTTACTCCCCAACAAAAAATATTTGCTAAAGTTAAAGCTGCGAATATAGCCTCTGACCAGCACTTATATATACTGTGATGTAACTCACATCAGTAAAACGAGAAATCCAGCATATTTCCTGCCTTATATATAGTAGGGGAGTAAAACGGGGAGAGTATGTTTTACGACCCTTGGTTGGCCTCTTACGAGGCCCCTAGGCCGAGTACTGACTTACCCCTCAGTTCGCTGTGGCTCCTTCGGGCGTTAAGCCCGATCTGCCCAGTACTTTTAGTGGGGATAGTTCTATCTCTAGTAGGGAAATCATCCCTAGCCTAGTAAAGGAATCTTTGATTCCGGCCGAGGCCTACGCGCCTCGTCTAAAAGAAATGAGCATCCGCGCCGATGATACGTAACTACACAGAAGAGCAGTTATACCTTCGCGCCACCTCCAGTAGGAAATTTCGGAAACAGTACAAGCAAGAGCGAGAATCCCGTCGCTTAGAAATGCGCCGCCAAATCGCGGCAGCAATACTAGTAGAAGAAATGAGACGGGCATCCAATGGCTGATAACAGCGCAGACATTGCCAAGAGAATTATCCTTGGCTGTGTAGCAGAGGGTATGACCATTGAGCAGGCTTGCGCCTCCGCCGGCAAATCTATTAAGACGTATGAGTACTACCGTCGCACAGATAAGATTTTTACAGACAAGGTTGACCGAACACGCCTAGGTCTAAAGGACAAGCAGTTCCAAGACGGCGATGTACACGACCTCACCTTTGCAGAGTTTCGCCAGAAGTTCCTCCACTCTAAGACATTTCCACACCAGCAGAATCTTGTGGATATGATCGAAGGTCGAGAGCCAGGTTGGCTACACCCTTCTATGAAGTATGAGCCAGGACTAGCTGCAAACCGTATTCTTTTGAACATCCCGCCAAACCACGCCAAGTCAATTACGATCACGGTTGACTACGTTACCTGGCAGGTAGTACGTAACCCCAACTTTAGAGTTTTGATTGTTTCACAAACCCAGCAGTTAGCTGCAGACTTTCTCTACGCCATCAAGCAACGCCTGACTCATCCTATGTATGAAGACCTCCAGAGCGCTTATGCCGCTGGCGTAGGGTTTAACTCTAAGTCAGCTTCCTGGCAAGCCACCCGTGTTACCTTCGGTACCGAGCTACGTGAGTCCAGTGAAAAAGATCCAAACATTGAAGCCATTGGTATCGGTGGACAAATCTACGGTAAGCGTGCAGATATGATTATCGTAGATGACGCTGTTACCTTAAAGAACGCTAACGAGTTTGAAAAGCAGATTCGCTGGTTAACCCAGGACGTACGCTCTCGTTTGAACCCTACTGGTAAACTAGTAGTCATTGGTACAAGAGTTGCAGCTATGGATTTATACCGCGAACTTCGTAACGAAGACCGCTACCCTGGCGGGTTAGTTCCTTGGAAGTACTTGGCTATGCCGGCGCTTCTAAAGACAGATGAGGACCCTGACAAGTGGGAGACTCTCTGGCCTGCAAGTGATGCTCCCTTTGATGGACAGATGGAATCTGATTTGAATGAGGACGGCCTCTATCCTAGATGGAATGGTCGTAACCTCTACAACGAACGCCAAGCTATGGATGCTTCTACCTGGGCTTTAGTTTATCAACAACAAGATATCTCAGATGATGCCATCTTTGATCCAGTATGTGTGCGAGGTTCTATAGATGGTATGCGTAAGGCAGGTCGCTTGGTTCCTGGTAACCCAGGCCATCCACGCGATGTCAACGGCTTTTCTTTTATTTGTGGTCTTGACCCCGCTATGGTTGGTGATACAGCCGTCGTTTGTTACGCTGTTGATAGGGCTACTCATAAACGTTATATCGTTGATGCTATTAAGATCACTCGTCCTACGCCTGCGGCGATACGCCAACTAATATTTGATTGGACTTCCCTATACCAGCCTAGTGAGTGGATAGTAGAGAAAAACGCTTTTCAGTCCTTCCTTACACAAGATGAAGGCATCCGCCAAAATCTTGCAAGTCGAGGAGTACTACTACGTGAACACCACACAGGAACCAACAAATGGGACTCAGGATTTGGTGTTGCCAGTATGTCAACATTGTTTGGAACGAAGCAATTTGACGGCAAACACCATAGAGACAATCTTATCCATCTTCCTAGCGATCAGACAGAAAACGTCAAAGCTCTTATCGAGCAACTGATTACGTGGTCGCCAACTACTAAGGGTAAGACAGATATGGTGATGGCTCTGTGGTTCTGTGAGATCAGAGCACGAGAGATGCTTAACCAAGGTATGCACAAGACCCATCATATGAAGAACCCTTTTCTATCTCGGTATGAGGTAGGCAAACGAACAGTTATCAACATAGATGAACTGCTCGCAGAAAAAGATCGCACATTCATCTAAGGAGTAATAATGGCAAAGAAAGTACAAGTAACCTCGGTTACTCCTAAAGCTAAGGTTAAGGCTACATCTAAAGCACAACAGGATCGTACACGTAAACTCGTTGGTGCTATTGCTTCCGTTACTCCAGTAGGTAAGGCAGCTAAAGTTGCTGGTGCTGCTGCTAAAGCAGTAAAAGCTAAAAACACAAAAAGGATTCCTGCTGCATATGCACAAACCA